CCCGACGTTTATGACCATTCAGTCATGTCGGCAACTGGCTGGAAAATCTCCCAGCCAGCCCCAAGCTCCAACGCATGGAAATTCGGCAGTTTGAAGACCTCCTGTGATCCCGATGTTTGGGACCACAAGGTAATCTTCTCCTGCCAATGCGAAGGGCGTGGAGTTTTGGATTGTAAGAACCGCCGTAGCCAAGACCTAGTCCGGTCAAAGCGAACGGTGACCTTATCCGTTGACATGCGTCGATACAAAAGTGCAGCACGAGCCCCCAAGAAACTACCAGGGGTCTTCTTTTGTGTTGATACATGCAACCGAGGACTTGTCAATACCTGCCAAGAAGAGCAGCGGTTGACAAGTGGGTTGGAAAGCGCATCCTCATTATCTGTGATTAATACATCATCACGGATGTCGTCCCAAGGACTCTTAAGAGAGTCTCTGAGACTGCGAGGAATATCGAGTATAGAGGCCCGCCAACTAGGTAGAAGGCGCCGATCACAGCCAAGACCGTGATTCCGACGCCTCGCCAGCCGGCGAATCTCATTCGATGTGTGCAACCAACGCAGAATGGATGTTCCATTTTTGTTCGCCTCGTTAATCTCCTCCGCTGAAATGGAGAAGTGGATAGGTCTGATGTTAGTGCCATACCAATAGTCCGCTCCACAAGACTCACGGAACGGCCCTTCAATAAACGTCTTCTGAAGGTTGGTTGGGAAACCAAGGAAAGCAAGGAATGGTATCAAGAGGTCAGAAGTTTCCCTCGAACAAATGATATCATCACCATATACCAGATATTGATGGGTATCCTTGACACTTCGGCGACACGCACGGACTGCAGCCCAAAATATTAGGGTTTCGAGTTCGAACGTGAAACCATTTCCCATTGCACTATAGGAATGGAGAGGGACGTAGTTACTGTCAATGTCTTCGCTTCCGTGAGGAAGCATCAACGTTGTGCGGCAACTATCCATGGCGAATTTCCACCGTGGAAGGTGCTCAAAACACAAATCTACTAGAACTTTCGAAATGTGTCCAGAAGCACCCTTCAGATCTATGGTTACATAGTAATCTGAAGTGATCTCCGAACCAAGCTTAGCTAAGGACTGGTTAGG